TTCTGTGCCGTGTGCAGAGTATGTGATAGTATTGGGTGTAAATGACGCTGATCCGTTTGGGTTATGTACAACGTCCCTACCACTGAACATCAAGTCACCTTGGAATACGCCTTCTTTAGGAGCTACCTTTTTAAGGTGTGTCAATGCATCCTTAAGCTTTTCTACAAGGCCTGGTGCATGACCATGGTTTCTTTCGATGTCTTCGGGTGTATAGTTAATCTTTGGATTTTTATTGAATGCTGACTTAGAAGCTACGAAGAACTTCTTAGTCTTTGGATCATGTCCGAACACGATAGCCGGTGAGCCATCATACTTCATCGTCATGTTAGTGTCCTTCTTACCCTTAGCTACGTGTTCAGAAGCTTGATGTAAGGCACCCATAGCATGCTCAAAACCCTTCTTGCCATGTATTAATGGCCTATCCTCAGGATGGTGGATATGCTTTACTTTGCCGTCGTCTTTGGCTTCTGTTATGAATTGTTTAAATTCTATCATTTTACTTGTTTCACCGTTCCATCGATATGTGCATGCCAAGCTGTAAACTTAACATCTGGGAAATGTCTCTCTAACTTGAGAAACTCCTTTAGGTTATTTATACTATCGTCAAACAGTCTTACTTTATTAAATTGTTTAGTCTGTAGATAGTTATGGATGATGATTGCTTTTGATTGTGGTGCAGATAGTGCTGATATCTTGCCCGCCCTTTCTACCCTTACATTATCGATAGGGAAGCCATGCTTACGAAAGGTAGCTAGGAACTTATTCTTATCATCTGAGTCTGGTCTTGCTGTGACTATGATGACCTTATTATTTGGATGCTTATGGGTATCAGCAAGGATTGCCTTAGCCTTATTAAACATCTTTGTGATGGGGGTTGATTCTTTATTGAACTTGGTTGCATCGGCAAACTCTGAGAAGTCTGCAGACTCTCCAGGACGTAGTTTATAGGTATTGAACTCAGCACTACTAATCTTCTTTAGAGCCTTACCAGACTTACGGATGACGATCTGGGCAGTCGTATGGAAGAGCGTATCATCGATATCAAATATTGATAGGTATCCGTCTTTTTCTTCTGTTATATATTCTTTAAATTTGAGCATAAATTCTCTATATTCTTATTATACCATACTTCTTAATTAAAGGTGTTACAGGATTGTAATAGATTGTAATGGATTGTTACAATTCTATTGCTGTATTTGCAGCTTTAGCTTCTGGGAATACCCCTATACGAGCCTTATTAACAAAGACTCCAGCTATATTAGCTCCACGATCTCCCGTATATCTGGCATAGTATATTGGCTTATATCCTACAATATTGATGATCTCTCCATTTACACCTTTATGTACTGATTTAATGGAATATGTTGCTCCACTTTTGATAAGCTTCATCTCACCTTGATGAAATTCATCTACATTCTGTATACCAGGTTTTTTTCCATAATCAACCCCATATATGGACTTGAATATGACATCCTTGTTCTTGATGTTCCTTTTAACAGACATGCCAGATACAAGGCCTTTTGGATATATCTTAGCTAAGTCTGAGACAAACTTTTTAACCTCAAGGTTACTTGAAAACTCTGTGTCTGATAGACCTCCATATTGTTGGAAGTCTGTAGCTTTAGAACCTGCTTTATGTGATATGAATCCCACATATTTTCCTTCAGGATCTAGTAGTATGAAGTCAGCTTTTGGATCCCTCTTACTTAAACCCTTTGGTGTGCTGATAACTTCTGATACTTTTATAAGCCTATTTTTTGCAATCCTGATTTTAATATAAGGAGCTTTTTCTTTCTTTAAAGTTGCAGTAAGCTCTGCTTTAAATAGTTTAAGATACTTATCCTCTGCTGCTGTACCAGACCCAGCACCTTTGCCTCCAAATTCAGGAGTCTTAAAGAATTCTTTAGGATAATTTAACGTTACTGTTTGGCTGTTTTCTTTTTTACCCTGAAATACAGATGAAAAGCCATTATCCTTCATTAATTCAAATAACTGTTGAGGAGATACTCTCTTACCATCCTTCAATATTTGTGTTTTATTTAATATAACTATACCTTTAGTGGTGGTAAACATTTTACCTTCCTTCACCATATTGATGAAGTTAACCAGACGAGAGATGTCACCTCTCTTTATTAGATCATTATGTTTTAAAGGATTATATTGCATACACTATTTATATAATAAAAAGGGAGCCGAAGCTCCCTAGTTTAAAATTTGAATCCCGTGAACTCTTCCGAGCTTACACGCTTTCCAAAGTCAGACTTATCAAAGATCGGCTTGTCATCCTGACCTGAATCAGAGATGTTAGTCTGCGCCGATACTTCTACATCATATAGCTTCATCTTAGACCTATCCACGCCAATCACAAAACGTTTATAATATGATGGATCATTATAACGGTTCTTAAGTTGTTTGACCATGATTTGGCCAAGCCCTTCAAGTTCCTCGGTGGATATGAGTGCTAACATGAGATCAACCGTTGCTGGCAAACCAAAGGATTCGGATGTGTCCTCAAGACCTGGGTCGGAATTCGTAAAACCGGACCGAGTAGTCTGTGTGGCACTCACGATAGGTACATTATACTCAACTGCCAAACCCCTTAGTTCCTCAGCAATCGTCTTGACATAGGTATAACTGTTTACGTTAGCCCCATATCGAAGTCGTTGTGAACTACATATATTTAGATAGTCGATATAGATGATGTCAGGCTTAAACTCTTGTTTAAGTTTCAACTCTTCAAGTAATGCCCTAAAATGTCCAGCATGGGCACCGGCCGTAGGGTATTCTTTAATAGTTAACTTACCTTGAGACTTCTTCCTGACTTTATCCAACCGACTATCAAAGATGGGTTTATCGACCACCTTTAACTCGTCCATAGAGAGGTTCAATAAGTTTGCATCGATACGTTCTGCGATGCGTTCTTCCGCCATCTCCATGGTAATATATAACACGTTCTTGTTATTCAATAAATTTGCTGCTGCGCAATGACACATGAATAATGACTTACCCACGCCTGTACCGGCAAGGATAACATTAAGAGTCTTGTTACTCAAACCTCCCTTAGTGATCTTGTTCAACATGTCAAGGTCGAACGGGATCTTTTCTTCTACGCGATGATAGAACTCATACCTTGAATCAGAATCGTCAAGATAATTGTGCCCAACATGATTATCGAAGCTAACGCCAAGAGCATCTGAAAGGAGAGCAGGGATTGCGTCGTCTTGTCGTTCTTTGTCCTTACCTTCGATGATCCCGATGGAATCGAGGATCGCGTTGTAGACTGCTTTCTTCTTACAAAAGGTTTCTGTTTCATTTAATAACCACTCCTCATTTATGTCTTGTTTTATTAAACTACCGATCAACTGCTGCTGGTCTTTAAGGTCTGTATCAGAGATGTCCTTACGATTGTTTACTTCGATAGCAAGGATCTCTTGTGTTACTGGTTTATTATAAGTCTCGAAGAACTTATTGATCTCTTCAAAGACGATAGCTTCTTTACGTTCAGAGAAGTATCTCTTCTTTAAGAATGGTAATACTTTACGACAGTACTCTTCATTGTGTACTAAGTTACTTAAGATTGTATTTTCAATTCGCATCGACACCGCCTGAATAGATTAAATCATTGTTCTTGACACCATCACTTAACATCTGCATGAGGATGTCACCAATAAGCTTCTCGAACTCTGGTATGTCAGAGTCCTCGATCTTTGAATCTATTATATCATAATGGTACTTTAAAGTTAAATTATCATTATCTTTATCTTCGACGAGCTCTGTCTTACCTAATACATACTTAACACCAGCAAACTTACCTTCAGATACAGTCACTGAATACTGGTTAACATTGTATGGCTCGGTCTCATACTTAATCTTGTGTAGCATCGTCATCCTCGATAGATGCTAACTCGACATCGATGTCTTCATCTTTGATGATCGCACCATGTGCCACTTGATACTTGTCTTTGACTGATTCTTGGAATGATTTATCCATGAGGATAGGCATCCAAAATTCTTTAGTATCAGTGTCTTTGATCCTAAACTTCTCACCGATCTCACCAGTCTCTTTGTTTACCCTAGCAAACCAACCAACAGATGGCTTAGTAACATGACCAGTTTCCAAAGCAATATCAAGCAACCCACTCCACTTGCTAATACCACCATCAAAAGAAACAGTAATAGGTATCTTTGACTTTTCACGGACATATCTTGATTTCTCCACGTTAAT